GCGTCCTCGTTCGTGTCGGCCGACATCATAAACCCCGTAATTTACAACGGCGGAATGAACAGGGGAACCGAGGTCCGGCAATCATTCTCCCGGACGAAAACCCGGACCCTCGGCGCAAAGTCCGTCGACCGGGAAACGTTCGATTTCCTGTTGACCCTCGCCTCGTCCCCGTTCGTCGATATATTCGACGGATACGACGACAACGACATCCCGCAATGGCACGCGGTCAACGTTTCCGCCGCGACAATCAGCAAGTCCACGAAACCCCGGCAAGATTTCACAATCGCCGTGGTCGAACCCTCACAATTGACGCAATCGTTGTAATATGAAAAACGAGGAACTCATTATTAACGGACTCCGGGTCGATATGTCCCCGGACACCCGAATTGTGTTGAATTTCAAATCAAATTTGTTGGGGGACGTGTCGAAAATCACCTCGTCAAACTCCCAAACAATCCAACTCCCGAAAACCATTCGCAACCGAATGATTTTCGACCACGCCTCAACCCCGGCCCGGAACTCGTCGTTCCCGTATCAGCGACACCCGGCCGAGTACATCCGAAACGGCGTGAAAATCATTTCCGACGCGTACGCGGTTATGTTATCCGCCTCGGAGAATTACGAAATCGCGTTGTATTGGGGCGAAATGACACGTTTTCAACAATGGATTGAATCCGGCGCAAAGTTGAACGATTTGTCGTTCGATTCCCTCATACAAATTTGGTCGGCGACCGGGTCCCGGACGTATTGCGTCGACGGCGACACGCCGACCGACCCGGACGTTTACATCGACGACTCGTATTTCATCAACGCCGATTATGATTGCGGCCTCGGGTCAATGGATACCCTCCCGTCGAACGTCCGCAACCAAATTTGGTTACATAAATTCGTGTCGGTGCGAAAAATCCTCGAGAAAATGCAATCCGATTCCGGGATTACCTTTGAGTTCCCGTCCGGGTATATGTCCCGGCCGGGGTACAATTTGCGCGGCCTGTTCCGCTCCGTCGCCGTTGCCCTCACCACTCGAAAACAATTCTCGTCGGACGTCAAACACGGGTCCAATATAACCGCGCACGTTACACAGGGTTGGTGCGACTATCATATCGGCGTACGGTTCACAATGCCCGCGTCGACGTATTACACGACCGAGGACACCGAACGCGGATTCAGTTTCGGGGAAAAGGCCCCGGTTACGGTTATTAAAAGCAATTACGCCGGGCGCGTCGAATTGGTGGTTATCCTTGTCGCGACGACGTCGTGTTCGTCAAAGGGATACAAACCCGATTTGGCGTTGAAAATGCGTTCGTCCAACGGCCGCAACGACGATTATTGGGGCGGTTATTGTACGGGTACGGAATCGTTGGGAAAGTCCGGCGGCCGTTACTATTTCTCGCAAACGTTCGTTATGTCCCGGGCGTTCGACATCCTCGAGGGGGAGGAAATATACATCGGATTTGATTTGTCCGACGGTTACAGGTTTCACTCGTTGTCATCCTCGGCAATACTCGATTTCACACCCCCGGCGGTCGAATCGAATATTTCACTCGGCGAGAATTTCCGCGCAAAGGGCAATTTCCCCGATATTACACAACTCGATTTCGTCAAGGCGATTTGCGGGTTGTTCGGCCTATATGTCGTCCCGTCCGGGGTTGCAAACAAAATCAAATTCGCGACACTCGATTCCGTAATCGACAACAGGTCAAACGCGGTCGATTGGTCCTCGAAACTCGTTCGGGCCGCCGACGGGGAAACCGACCCGAACGAAATTAAATTCTCGTTCGGCGATTACGCCCGCAAAAATTGGTTTCGGTACAAGGACGACGACACCGTCGAGGCGTCCGGGGACGCGCCCCTCATCGTCGAGAACGAAACCCTCGAATTGGAACGGGACGCGTTGACGGTTCCGTTTGTCCCGTCAGACGAAAAGCAAACGACGCACACATCCTCCGGGTCGTCGACGCCCGTTAACACAACCCTCGCGGTAATCCCTCATTACGCAATGGAGAACGGCGAAATTAAGGACGTCGCGGTCAATCCCCGACTCGTTTGTATGCGTTCCGGAGGGTCTACCGGAAACGAGGCAATCGCCCGGTTCCTCCCGATTTCGTTTGACAATATGATTTCCCTATATTACGGGCAATTATCCGCCCTGTTGAATTCGGCGGTCGTCCTCAAGGAACGAATCCGGTTGACCGAGTTTGACCTCCTCAACCTCGATTATTCAAAACCCGTGTTCCTCAAACAATACGGGCGGTTTTACGCGATTATTTCCGTTCAAACGGCCGAGGAATATTGCAACGTCGAATTGTTACAGTTGCCGACGGCCGCGCCCGCAACGTTCATTACGTTGTTGTTCTCGACGGACAACGGTTCAACGTGGTTAATGGAATGTCCGTCCAATTGGAGGGGGACGTTAAAGGTCAAATCGTCGCCCGGCCGCGCCCTCACTCCGGAGGACATCGGCAATATAGGAACTCGGGCGGCCTCGTCCGGAACAACGCGCCGAATGGATTTGACCGATTGCGCGTTCATTTCCGACACCGTGTCCGGATTGGTTAATTACCAAACCGCCGAGGAAATCCCCGGGGAACAAACCGCCGCGTATGCCCTCGACAATGTGGGTTATATTTATTTCCCCGAGGGAATCCGGGTGTTCGGTCGAAAAACGTTCTATTACGCACGCAACGTTGTTAGATTCATATTCCCGGAATCCGTCGAGGAGTTCGCGCGGCAATCGTTCGAATACTGTTACGCGTTGCGTTCCGTCGAATTCCCGGCCTCGGTAACGTCAATCGGCGAGGTCGCGTTCGGTCACTGTTACGACCTCACAACAATTCGATTCCACGGAACCACGCCTCCGGAGATTAATTATTCCGCGTTCCATTCCGCCGGGTCGGATTACACATCCGCGACGCCGAAACAAATATTCGTCCCGACCGGGTCCCGGTCGGCGTATTATGCACAACCGGGAATCGCCCGAATCGTCGACGATTTCGGATTCACTATTGTTGAATATTAAACCCTTTTTTCAATGGCACAGGATACAATAACAAAGGTCGTCCACATCGAAACGAATTACGCCGACGCGGTCCGGGGTATCGAGGAATACGAAAAGGCCCTCCTCGACGTGAAAGAGGCCGAACAGGACGTACAAAAACAATTCGAGGACGGGGAAATCACCCTCGAACAACGGAACCGTTCGTTAATCGCCCTCCGGGAAACCGAGAAAGAGTACAAACGCGGTATCCGGGAACTCTCGAAAGAGATTCAAAACAACATCAAACAGGAAAACGAACAAGAGGGTTCCCTCCGGTCCCTCCGGGCGGCGTTGTCGAACGCGACAAAGGAATACGACGCGTTGTCCCGCGAACAACGTAACGGGGAGGCCGGGGAGAAAAAACGCGCCGAAATCCTCGCGATTACAAACGAACTCAAGACCGCCGAGGAGGAAACGCAAAGGTTTTACCGGAACGTCGGTAATTACCCCGCCGCCGTGGAACCCCTCAAGAACCAACTCCGGGAACTCGTCGAGAAATTAACCGCAATGAAATTCGCCGGGGAGGAAAACACCGCCGAATTTCAAGAGTTGTCCGCAAAGGCCGCCCAAATGAAAGACGCAATCGCGGACGTTAACGCCCAAATCGGCGCGGCGTCCTCGGATACCGCCGGGTTGGACGTTATGATTTCGTCGACACAATCCCTCCTCGGAATGTGGACTCAATATTCCGTACTCGCAAATCAACTCGGGTTCGAGAATAAGGATTTGAACGAAACGTTCAAGGTTATAACAATAACCCTCGGGACATTGACGGCCGTTCAAAAGGTCGTTAATATGTTACAATCGCAATCAATCGTTATGCAAACCGTCAACGCCGCCCGAACCAAATTGCAAGCAAAGGCGAACGCCGCGAACGCGGCCGCCCTCACGGGCGAGGCCGCCGCGACCGGGGCCGCGACGATTGCAACCCGGTTGTTCAACGCCGCGTTAAAGGCGAACCCGATTGTTTTAATTGTGTCCCTCATTATCGGGGCCGTATCCGCGATTTACGGCCTCGTTAAGGCGTTTAACCTGTTCGGGAGGTCGCAAGAAAAGGCCCGGGAGAATTTCAAAAAGGAGGGCGAGGAACTCGACAAACTCGCGAAAAAGTACGACGAACACCTCAACAAATTAAAGGCCCTCGGCAAGTCCGACGAGGAAATCACGAATCAACGGTTAATCCTCCTCCGGGATTTGTCGTCCCGGCAAAACGCACATTTCGAGGAGGCCGCGAAACTGTACAAAAAGGACAAGGACGAATACAAGGACGCCCTCGAGGGGAAAAAGACCGCCGAGGAGAATTACCAATCCGCGTTGAACGACACCGCAAACCACCTCCGGGAGGTTGTGTCGTCGTACCGGGACGACATCCTCAAAAAGGCAATCGGCGAGGTTGAATATGCGACAATCAAGGCGAACGCGAATTTTGCCGAACAGGTCAAACAATTAAAACTCCTCCGGGCCGAGGGGGTTATCACCGCGAACGAAATGTTAGTTCTCCAAACGAATTTGGAGGCCGCCCGGGACAAGCAAATCGCCGACGCCCGCAAGTCGGCGGGGACATCCGCAAAAAAGGCCCGGGAGGAACGCCTCAAAACGGAACTCGACGCCGTCCACGCCGCGACCGACGCCGAAATTGCACTCATCCGGGACGCCGGGGAACGGGAACTCGCCGAGGAAAACGAACGGTATTCCCGGCAAATCGCCGACCTCAAGAAACGCCTCGAAACCGAAAAGAAATTGACCCCGGCCGCCCGCGCCGCGATTACGCGTCAAATCGAACTCGCCGAGGAACAACACAACCGGAACCTCGAGAAACTCGACCGAGAGGCGGCCGACCGACGTTATAAGACCGCACAACAGGAAATCGCCCTCCGCCTTGCGGCCGTCAAGGAGGGGACCGAGGAGGAATACCAAATCCGGTTGGAGCAACTCCAAACACAGGAATACGCCGAATTAACCGCCGTCGGCGTGACCGAGGAACAAAAGAAACTAATCCGGGCAAAGTACGCAAAGGAAACCGCCGACCTCAACGCCGAATATACGAACCTTGCGATTCAAAAGACCACCGACGCCCTCAAACTCGAGTACGAGAACCGAATTGCGGAACTTGCGATTCAAGGCGAAAACACCCTCGCCCTCGAGGTCGAAATGAAACAAAAGGAACTCGAAACCCTCCACCAACTCGAGGGGGAATCCGACGCCGCGTTCAAGGCCCGACAACTCGCCGCGCAAAAGGAATACGTCGACGCGAAAAAGGCCCTCGCGGATTACGAGGTCGAAATCGAAACGGCTAAAATGGAATCAATCGCGACCGTTACCGGGGCGTTCGGCGACCTTATGGCCGAACTCGGGGAGGACAACGAGGGATTCGCGCAATTCTCAAAGGTCCTCGCCCTTGCGGAAATCGCAATCAATACCGGAAAGGCAATCGCGGCCGGAACCGCGCAAGCAATGTCCGTTCCATTTCCGGCGAACCTTGCCGCGATTGCAACCACGGTCGCAACC